GAATTGATTGCCACATTCAACGGTGTTGGTCGTGATGATGTTACACTTGTTCTGACTGGTTATGATAATCGTCACAGTATCATGCCGCAAAATTCCAAACAGGTTAAGGTGATGATGATTGATGACCGCAATGATGTTATGTCTGCCATTAGAGATGCTGACCTTTACATCATGCACTCACACTCAGAAGGATTTGGATTGGTTCTATTGGAATCAATGTTAAATAGAACAGCATGGGCATCACGTAGTATTGCAGGTGCCAAAGTGCTGAGTGATTTTGGATTCACATACGAAAACGATTCTGCTCTACGTGAGTATATGATTGATTTCAAAGGTGTACCAGAGTCCAAACTTGATGATGCATATGAATACGTGATGAATGCACATTTGATTAAAAACACAGTAAATGATATTTTGAAATTAATATGAAAATAACTTTTGGTATAACAACAGACTATTCTAATCAACCACAAATCAATGAAGTAATCTCCTCTATCAGATCACTACAAATACCTGAGTATGAGATTTTAATTGTTGGAGGTGAGAAGAAAGAAGATATGGTCGATGTGACACATATCTATTTTGATGAGACTCAACAACCTGGTTGGGTAACACGCAAGAAGAACACCATTGTTCAAACAGCCAAGTATGATAACATCGTATTGATGCACGACTACTATGTGTTTGATAAAGATTGGTACAAGAACTTCTTGGAGTTTGGTGAAGAATGGCACATCTGTTCTAACAAACAACTACTCATTAATGACAAGAGGCACTTTACAGATTGGGTGACATGGGATGATCCTGTATTCCCACGTTACACTGCACTGAGACATGATGATTGGTCACGTGCTAACTATATGTACATATCTGGTGGTTACTTTCTAGTGAAGAAACAAGTTGCACTAGATAATCCATTCAACGAAGAACTCACACACGGCCAAGCCGAAGATGTTGAGTGGTCTCTCCGAGTGCGTCATAGATATGTGATGAAATGTAATGGTAACAGTATTGTGAAACATAATAAGTGGCATAGAGATGCAAAATAAATTAGTAATTTTTGACCTTGACGGTGTATTGATTGAATCACGTGAACTACATTATGAAGCATTGAATGATGCTCTACGTAAAGTTGGTACTGAGTATGTGATTACACGTGAAGAACACTTAAGTTTATATGATGGTCTAAACACCACAAAGAAACTTGAGATGTTGTCTGAGAAGAAAGGTCTTGACCGTAAATTCTTCAATCAGATTTGGCAAGATAAACAAGTTGCCACATTCAACCTCATCAGACAATTTCCAAAGAATAACAAACTTAGGCAGATGTTTGCTAAGTTGAGTAGTAATGGAATTAAGATTGCTATTGCAAGTAATTCTATACGTGAGACAGTTAAGTTGGCACTATTGTCTGTTGGTGTCATGGAGTATGTTGATTACTATGTCTCTAATGAAGATGTGAAACGAACTAAACCATATCCTGAGATGTACTGGCAATGTATGACGGCATTAGATGTTCTTCCTAAGAACACAGTTATCATTGAAGACAGTCATATTGGTCGTCAAGGCGCATTAGATTCTGGTGCTCACTTGGTTCCAGTTAAAGATTCACATGACTTGACGATGAATAAAATTGATGAAGCAATCGATACACTTAACGGTGTAATTAAGAAAATGATACCATGGAGAGATAAGAAAATGAACGTACTAATTCCTATGGCTGGCGCTGGTAGTAGATTCGCAGCAGCTGGTTACACATTCCCTAAACCATTGATTGAGGTTAATGGTAAACCAATGATTCAAGTTGTTGCAGAAAACCTAAACGTTGATGCACACTTCATCTACATTGTACAAAAGGAACACTATGATAAATACAACCTCAAACAATTATTAAACTTAATCTCACCTGGTTGTGATATCGTACAGGTTAATAGTTTGACAGAAGGCGCAGCATGTACAACTCTGTTGGCCAAAGAACTTATTAACAACGATGAGCCATTACTGATGGCGAACTCAGACCAATATGTGGAGTGGAACTCAAATGAATGTCTCTATGCTTTTACTGCTGACGGCGTTGATGGTGGTATCGTTACCTTTAGGGCAACCCATCCAAAGTGGTCATTTGCAAAACTCGGAGATGACGGTTTCGTCACAGAAGTAGCAGAGAAGAATCCAATTTCAAATATCGCAACAGTCGGTATATACTATTGGAAAAAAGGTTCAGACTATGTTAAGTATGCTGAACAAATGATTGAAAAGAATATCCGTACCAACGGAGAATTCTATGTCTGTCCAGTATTCAATGAAGCCATTGGTGATGGTAAGAAGATTCGTGTCAAAGATATTCCTAAAATGTGGGGCATTGGTACTCCAGAAGATTTAAATTACTTCTTGGAGAATCATAAATGAAAGTTGCAGTTGTATTAACAGGACACCTCCGATGTTGGAGAGAGGTGTTTCCTAATTTCAAAGAAAAGATTATTGACCGATACAATCCTGATATCTATATTCATACATGGGATGATGAGGCGTATTGGATTCCTGGTGATAAACAAAATAAAACAGGTATCTACGAAGGCGCACCACAAATTGTTGATGATGAAATATTGGACACATACAAACCAGTACACTATGTGAAAGAGTATTGGGAAGATTTCAATAAACACTTTGAATCTTGTGGTGAATACTTTACGAACTATGCACACAGACCAAAGAATATTCTATCGATGTTCTACAAGATGCACCAAGGTTTCTCCTCACTTGAGACACACGTTGCAAGACTACAATCATCATATGATTTGGTGATTCGTATGCGACCTGATATGTTGATACACGATGACCTGCCTGATTTTGATCCAAATGTATTCTACACTGTTGCAGCCAGAAACCATTTAGGTCAAGGCACCGGTGATGTAATGCAAGTTGGTAACTTTATTTCTATGATGTTCTTCACCAAAATGATTACTGTAATTGGTTCTGTCTACAAACAAACTGATCTATTATGTCCTCATGTAATGTCAACGCAACACATTAAGAACCTTGGATTCAACTGGCAAGAGATAAATCTAAATAGAACTCTCATGCACACACCAAAAGGACCTTATGTTGAAATGGACAAGTAATACGTTTAAAGATATCATAGAATTAAAAGATGGACCTGTAACGTATGCCTATTCTGGTAGAGGTAATCTTAAGATGAGTAATCATTCTTATCCCTACTCCATCAAAGAAGAAGAATTTAACTTTCTAAAAAATCTAATCGTAGAACATAACCTTCAACGTGGTTATGAATGTGCAACCGCATTCGGTATCAGTTCAACAGCAATTGGTTTGGGTTTCTTGGAAACTGGTGGTAAGGTCGTAACAATGGATGCTTACATTGAAGAATCTAAAGGCAATCCAGGTCACTACAGAGATATGCAACGTGAAGTGTATGATAAGGCCGATGGTTACAAATCAGTTAAGTATTTGATTGAACAGTTTGGTTTAGAGAACACACTCTTTCCAGAGATTGGTTGGAGTCCTGATGATACAGAGACTTGTGTGCGTAGACATTTTTCTGAGAAACTGGACTTTGTATTTATTGACGCAGGACATTTCCCTGAACAAATGATTAAAGATATTGATGCGTTTTTGCCTTTACTTGGTGAAAAGTATGTGTTGGCATTTCATGATGTGTACCCTCAAAGTTTCTCAGAAGCAGTACATGACCACTTATTCAATAAGATTGGCAAGAAGGTTGAGATTAAACTTCCTCATCCTGCAGGTGAAAATATGGGAGTTGTGATAAACGTATGATACTAATTGCACACCGTGGTAATACTAATGGACCGAAACCACATTTAGAAAATAGTCCAGATTATATTGATTTAGCTCTTGAAGATGGATTTTCAGTAGAAGTGGACTTATGGTGTGTCGATGATGTTTTATATTTTGGCCACGACAATCCACAATATCTGGTGGATCCTGAGTATTTGATGGTACGTAAACAAACACTATGGATTCACTGTAAAAACAAAGAAGCATTCAGTTATTGTCTAAAGAACAAACTGCATTGCTTCTGGCACAATGTGGATGACTACACGATGACCAATTGGGGTTATGTTTGGGCATATCCTGGTAAAGAACCAGTGAACCACTTGACAGTATTGGTGATGCCAGAGAATGTCTGGCCAACGAAGAAAACGATATCTCTTAATGCTTTTGGTGCATGTTCTGATTGGGTTGGTGAAATTCGTGATTACATAAATAGAATATAATATTAACTGCTGCAGAGGCGGAGATGAAATTTAGTCGGTTTATACAAGAGGCCAAAGGCCAGTCCAAGGTTATTGTCGTTTATGGCGGTGGTTTCCAACCATTCCACGCTGGTCATATGAGTAGTTATGAACAGGCTAAACGTGCATTCTCATCTGCCGATTTCTATGTTGCAGCCAGCAACGACACCAAGAATCGACCAATCCCATTCAAAGACAAACAATTCTTAGCGCAACAAGCAGGCGTTAACGATAACTTTGTTCAGGTCTCACAACCAGTTAATCCAACTGAAATTCTATCACGTTACGATCCTAAGAAAGACATTCTGATTCTTGTTCGTAGTGAAAGAGACCCTGTGAACTATACCAAAAAAGATGGTTCACCAGCATACTATCAACCATTCAAATCAATTAAAGAGTGTAAATCATTTGATCCAAAAGGTGGACATGGATATGTTTATGTAACGAAAAAACACATCTTCAAAGTAAATGGCCAAGAAGTTTATTCAGGCAGTCAAATACGTTCAATGTACACAAAGGCCGATGACGCTGGTCGTAAAAATATGATTAAAGATTTGTATCCAAAAGCCACAAAGCCTGCAAAATTAAAACAACTACTAGACAAGTATATCGGTGGCAATATGAAAGAATCAGCAGACGAATTATTTGAATCTTTGTTCGTTGAATCTGTTGATGATTCTTTTAATGAGTTGTTGAATGAAGGTGTACATGATGCATCTATCTTCAAGGCAGTATTCTTAGCAGGTGGTCCAGGTTCTGGTAAAGATTACGTACTTGACAATACACTTGCAGGTCATGGTTTAACTGAAATCAATTCAGATAGAGCATTAGAGTTTAT